GAAAATACCCTTGCCATCGCACAGGAAGTAATCCCAGATGGAATCCAGGCGTACATCGATCTGATTGTATTTAACGACTCGATCTACAAAGTCTTTGCGTTGTGCGCCAAAGTTGTCTTGACCAGGAAAAAACTCAACCCCTTGGCGAATACCAAAGAGTTTCATCTGAGCCAAGTGGGAGGCAACGACGCCAGTGTCAATCATTGACCCACCATCTTTTTCAAGATAGGAGTCAATAATTTCTTTCAGTCTTGATTTAGCGTCGGCGGCCATTAACTATTTGCCTCTTGCTTTAGTTGAATCTTAGCAGTTTTCTTGTCTTGTTTCTTTTGCCAAAGCCAGCGTTTAAAGTAAGCAAGTTCTGCCGGGGTATAAAGCTCCGGATGTTTAAGTGCTTTCTTGACTAGCTTTTTACGTTTCATCAGGAAACTGTTTTTACATAGCCAGGAGGCAATTGCTGTCCGTATTGATTGGAAGCAAAGAATCCCGCATTGCCCATCGGCACGCCACCTTGCGCTAATGGTAACTGCGGTCCACCGGGCATGATTCCACGGCGACGTAACTCTTCGTTTAGTTGTTCGTTTTGTTGCGTGCCGCCTTCGTAAATACGCTTAAGTTGTTCGCCGGAGCGTCCACCAAGAGCACCTGGAGTACGGTTAATGTCAAAACTTGGAGTGCCAGCAATTCCCCCGGGTGTTGTGCCATAGCGTGGACCGCCATCTTCACCGCCATACCCTCCAGGGGAATGTGGAAAAATGTCTTTTAATCTTTGTTTAGTGCCAGGACGAACTATGCCTGGCATGCCCGGAGTAAAAGGAATATCGGAGGGAGCATTTTGAAACAACTGACGCAGTGGAATTCCACCAGCAAGTAAACCGCCTCGATTGCCGATAGGTCCAGCAACGTTAAATTCTCCACTAAGATTCATGTGACTATCCGGTTTTCCCTTATTCTAGTCCTCTAAAACTTCGTAACCAGAAGCGTCATTTACCTTGGAAATTACGATACCTTCGCCGCGTACATCCCAATTCAAAACATCGCCCTCTTGCCAACCCAACTCTTCGATTACTTCGTCGGGCAAAATAATGTATTGATCTCCGTTTTCGTCCTCTTGTACTTCAAGGATGTAGCTCATTTGGTCAAAAGCTTTTCCATCAGTTTATCAAGCTTATTATTGATCTCGCGAAAATTACTGTGCATTTCTTGAATTTCCCTTAAGAAGTCCACCTTGAGCACGTAGTCCAGTGGCATGCGGTTGACTTGGTCTTCCAAGAGATCCACCCTTCGGCTTTGTGAATTAAGTCTTTCGCCAAGGCGGCTCATGAGCTTACTCATTACCCAGGAGCCACCTGTTGCAGCTGAGATCACTGCCGTAAGAGCAATAGCTAAATATTCTGGTCCCACGAATCCAAGGTTTTTTAATATTCTAAGAGTCAGTAATCGAGGTGTAACTGTCCCTTCCTTGCTAATCCGGTAACAAGCCAGACCAACGCATCAACCGTATCGTCGTGACTACTTACGCCAAAGTTGGTAAGCTCTTCAAACATGTTGGTGAAATTACGAAAACGATTGAAGATGATCTTGCGGTCCTCAAACATTCCCATGATGCCACGGAAGCGGGCCAACTTATCTGCCCTGAAACCTTTAACGGGATGCCAAATTAAATTGTAGAGGCCTTCATTGTTCAAGCAAACACGCTTGAAGTCTGCCTCCAGGGACGCCTGGTACTGTACGGCCTCACTCCAAATGTCGCACGTTGAATAGCTGGGGTAATACAAACCGCTTTGTTCGTCTTTGGCAATCACTGACCAATCATTCAACAACTCCTTGAGGGCATCAAGTTTTTCAAGGTTACCCATGACGCGAATACGTCGGTAATCAATGATATGAATGCGGTCGCCAATGCGACCACCAAGAATCATAACTGTGTAATCGTTTTTCTCTTTAGTGCCAGCGGAGAGGTCAACCCCAACTCCAAGGGAATCAAACTCCGTTGCAATTTCCGCTTTCACAATCAACTCAGGAGCCAACGAAAGTTCGTTCTGCCGAACGATTTGATTCATGTACTGGAACGAGAAAGCAATTGGTGCCTGCCGTTTTTTCTCCTTTAGGTAATCCAATGACCACATGTCTGGCCAATACGACTCCTCTTCGCCGGAAATGGGATTGTTTTGAATTGCCGAAAGAACAATCTGTTGCCAATTGTTTTGTTCGTTGAATGTTGTGGAGTGAATGTCATCGTGTCTGAAGCGAGTACCAAGGCAGATAGCTCGTGCACCTTCAAACATGGTGGGTGCGATCACAGCATTCCAGTTGTCCTGCATCTGTTTCCTGATGTCAGGGTTGGCAATATCTGCGGCTGACTTGATGGCGTCATCAATCATGACCAAGTGCGAACGCTTGGAAGTCACCGAACCCTTGAGGCCCGCTGCGCAAAGCGTAAACTGTTCGTCACCTGTTACGTCAATGCCAGCAAACTTGTGATCAATCGACCAATACTCATTACTGGTGGCGTTCTTCAGAAGGCGAACTTTAGGGAAAACCTCTTGATATCGTTTGCTTTCAATGATGCGTTTGATGGTAGAAGATTTGGAACGAGCAATGTCAACGGTGTAGGACAGATACAGAATCTGCAGTGGCAGCCCTGCGTGCGTGTGGATGCCAATGGCCCACGCCGTAAGCAGACCCAACACTGTGGACTTAGCGGAGCCCCTGGGTGCCAGGAGATCCACATTGGGACCAGCGATCTTAATGAGGCAACTGCTGTCCTCCTCTGTGACGAAGTGTCGATGCCAGTTGAGGTGATGAGCAGCCGGTGGTTTATCTGCTACGTATTCACAGAAGAAGCCAAAATCTTCCTGGGCTTTCTTCAGTGCTTCTGCGTTACGTGGCTTGCGTATTTGCTGTCTGCGTGCGGCGGCTTGAGCATTGCGGCGGTAAGCAAGATGCGTATAGCTTGGCACAGCAGTAATTCAGAGTATTACTGAATACTACCTTACTTTTTGTCTTCTTGTTTTTTGGCCTTTTGCTTTTGATACTTACGTGCTTTTTCTAAAGCGGCCTTACGCTTTTCCTTGTCCGACATCTCAGTGCCGTCTTCTTTCTTCGCATCTTTTTTCTTAAGGTGCGCAAGAAACTGCGGAGGAACTTTACCAGCCATTTAAATCAGTTATCTGTTAACAATGTTGTATTGCACTTCAATATTTTAGGGCAGTTATTCGTCAAGTTGCATTTTTGCCCACACACTCATTGTCGCTTCTTCCAGGGGAATCTCGATGGGATCATCCTTGAAGACAGATAATAGTTCACGAATGGCACGATCGGCACCAGCCATTAACAGGCCCTTGCGATCTTTCATGCCAGTGAATCGGTCAATTTGTTCGATGTGACCACGGATTTCTTTTTGCATTGACGCAATGCGGGCAACGCCTGCATCACGTTTGACATTGCCGTTCTCAACATCTTCACGGAGTTTGCGAACATCCTCCTGCATCTCGTCAATTTCATACAGAAGTTTTTGACGATGGTCAGCCTTGGGGTAATTGTTTTGCACCCAAAGCTCACACGCAGTAATGCTACCTGTATACCGCAGGAACCTGGCATACAAGTAAACTTCGACTACGGAATAGTTGTTGCTGGCGAAAGAGCAAAATGTTTCCTGAGTTGACGCATCGAGATTGTCAACCCAGGAATCAAATAACTCAATATCGATAAGCTCGTTGGGCCTGGCCGTAATCCCGCTCTTCGTCGCGTTGCTTGAACTGCTGGCCTTGTTCAGAGGAGGTACGTTGTTCTTCTGCGCCCTTACCGATGGTTTCACGTTCTTGTTCACCAGCAGTCTCCATTTTTTTCTTGGAAAATTCGTAAGCCACACCAGCAGCCTGGCGGTACTTGTCTAGATCAAACCAGTCATCAACGTCTGTTTGACCAGTGGGTACAGTATCTGCCATGGCTTAGAAAGTTTACAAGAAAAAATCAGAAGTTGGACATCATCGATGCCAGGCCTTGCGAGAAGATGTCACGACGACCTTCGACAGACTTTTGACGCTGTTGACGCCCTTTGGAGGCTTCAAGCCGATTCAGTAATTCCTGAAAACGATCAATGTTAAAATCTGTGGCCGTATCGGTTCCAGATAACTCGGTAGACATTTTGCAAAAGTGTTAACTAAATAAATTATAGCAATAACAAGCTATGACCAAAAACCAGAAACAAGATTTGAAAACACACTGGTTTCGCGGTTTATTTTTGCAACTTCCTTGGAGCCTTCATTTTTTAACTTCTGGGTTTCTTTGTCGATCTCCCCTTGGAGGTTGGTTAAACCAGCGCTGTAAAGATACTTGCGTGTATCGGCAACACCCTGAAGCCCCTGCTGGAGTTCTTCAACACTTCGATCTTCGCCGAAGAATTTTTCATAATCAGGCTGTGCAACTCCACTCCTTTGCTCAAGGCTTGCGGTATCTGCGTATTTGGGAAGAAGAGAAGGATCAAACTTAAACCGACGTAATTTTGTAACGCGAGTTTTTTTCTCCCCTGTTTTTGGATCGGTTACTTCTTCAGTGCGATCCGCAACGGATGAACCAAATTGCGTATCGTAATAATTGTCAAGGTAATTGTCGTTAAATCTGTTTTGATATTCAGTGCTTTTCGCAAGGGCATCTTTAAGATCTTGGACGGTACTGTAGTAGCCCTGATTAAATTTCTCCAACTCTGCTGCTTTTTCTTCTTCCTTCGCCTCACGCCCATACATCTCTTTATATGCAGAGGCAATGCCAGTGGCACGACGACCAGGCAAAATTTCTTTGGTATATTTGTTAGTTAAATCGGCAACATCTTGTTCAATATTTGGACCGCCCTCGGTAAGGGCCGCCAAATCATTTTTGGAACCGTAATCTCGAAGCTGAGAAAGGGCATCAGTATATGTAATCAAACCCTGGTTTAATTGGTTTTCAATACTAGAGCGAATGCCTGAATAGCCCTGTGCAGCCCTGGTTCTACGTGTTGCCGCTGCATCGTCACGTTCCTTCTTTTCAGTCGCCGCACGCTCATCGGCACGCGTTTCCCGATCTTTTTGGTACTGTAAATAATCTCTAAACGTTGTGTCTTTCTCAATTACCGGCGGTTGATAATTAACCGTAGTACCGCCGCCACCGCCATACAGTCCCATGTTATTCTCCTAGTTCCTTTTTAAACAAAGAACGAATAAGGCCATTTACTTCCTTCATTTTATCGTGACCTTGTGTCAAAAGCGCCACAAGGGGCAAAAGTTCATTTACGTAATCACGCAAAACATGCGCATAAATTTTATCGGTTTGATCTCCTTCGGCAAGTACGTTACTTGCTTCCCAGGTGTTCCAGATGGTTATGTGTTGTGAATGTAAAGCTTGTTGATGTTGAATGTAAAACGAATTAGAAGGGAGCCTTACAAACAAAATTTCAATGATTGTAAGTAAATCAAGCTGTGAAAGCGACTCCGGTTGGTCTTTTACGTCGTCAGCAATACGTGCACAGCGTGCAATAAGTTGAAGGTAAGTAAGTGCACTGCGATCTTCGCCAGCTGATACTTGCTGTACGTAATCCACTTTTTGGTTGTTTATTGTCCTTTCTTCTGGAGTACTCATTAAAGTTTAATGTGTTTACCCTGCAAATATTTTAGTAACATCAACAGCACCAATGGGGCCAAACATACCTCTTCCTCCCGCCACATAGCCAGCCATTTTTTCTTCTAAATTTTTACGACGTTCTCTTTGGCTTAGCTCACGTGCATCAATAAAATTCTGAAGAGCAAATCCACGACGCGCTCGATCAGAAAAAATGGCTGATTCTTTTTCTGCACCAGGGCCAAGCTGCCATTCTTGTGCTTTAAGTTGGCGACCAAAATCCAAATCGGCTGCCGTTTGACCAAAGTTGCGTGCGCCTAAGCTTTCACCTAATTGCGCATACCAACCTTCCCTGCCAAGCATTGCGCTGTTTTCTATGGCAGCGTTTTGTGCCCGAAGCTGAGCTTCGATACCAGAACGCGTGATATCTTGTTGGCGCCTTTGGGAAGCAATCTGAAAGGGCAGTCCGATAAGGCCAACGCCAGCCGAAACGAGTGGACCTCCTGCACCAGACCAAAAATCAGTTGCTGCCATATCTACCTCAATATCATTTTATTTTAAGTCAACACTGTGCAATTAACTAAAGTACCTGGTGGAGGGCGCCGAAAAACCAACTGGTTGAATCTGCATGCGCGGGAAAGTTCGGTAAGTTTCAGAAACAACTTCCGGAATTTTACCGTACAGTTCTTGCGTTAACTGACGTTCTCCTGCGCCACCAAACGCAGATGCAATAGTGCCAGGCAGGTTGTTAATTTGGTTCATAATAGACATATAGCCAACACTTCCTTTACCTAGTCTTTGCGCTTGTTCAGCAGCTTTTAATTGCCTATCGAATTGTTCATCCAAAGATCTTTTTGTTCTTTCCTCGGAACCTGCCAAAGCATTGGCCAAAGCCAACTCTAAAGGAGTTACGTTTTCGGTGTTAATTCCAGCTGCTTTTAAATCTTCTAAATTACCAAACAAATTTTTTGCTTTAGACAATGCTCCTGTTTGACCAGCTAATTGTGGCGCATTAAGCCCAAGATTGAAATTAGTCATAATCAACCAAAGTTAATGGAAGGAGCCTGAATCGTGGATCCAGCGTAAGGGTTCTGGCTGATTGCAGTGCGAAGAGTGGCTCCAGCTTCTGCCATACCTTGTCCAGCAAGCTTAAACATGCCGGCTTGACGACCTAGTTGCTGATAAGCGGCCGACTGCGTATTCATCAAAGCTTGTTGATTAACAAGTTGATTACGCATTGTCCGTTCTTGAATTGGAAGTAAAGATTTTTGCAGCATTACCAAGGCATTGTTTTGATCCATCAATGCTTGTTTATCAAGACCAAGTTGCGCTTGACCAAGAACTTGCGTACGCTTTTGCTCATAGGCAAGATCACGATCTCGCTGCATTCGTTCACGCGCTGCATCCGAAAGCGGAACTTCAGGAGTAACAGGAGTGCCAGGGATCGACACATCTGTACCGCCTGCACCTTGCTTGCCTGCTTCGCCAGCACTAAACATACCGGAAACACCAGCTTGAGCAGCGGCGGGAGCAAGTGCTTGAAGACCAAAACCGGCAAGCTTAATACCAATATTGCCGCTCTTCATCATTGCGTTACTGATGGGAGCCGTCAAAGCTGCAGCTCCAAGACCAGCACCAGCACTTGCAATACCGGGAATAATACCCTGCTGTTGCGCTGTTCCAATAGCACCAGGGATAACACCAAGTGCAGTGGCGCCAATACCACCAGCGGTACGCATGCGATTGCGATTTTCAGGTGTATCTAAACCTCCAAGTTTTGTCCTAGCTTGTTCCAGGGTTTCTTTTGTTTTTTCTTTGCCTTGCCTGTACTTATTTAATAAACGCTCTTGAAAGCTAATGCCGCCGTCAGAAGGCGTAGAAGATGCACCGCCAGCTGTTGCGTACAGTGGACTGGAAGGATAAGTTGTAGGGGAAGACCAGGGGTCTTGAATTTGAGCGGGCATCTAAACGAATCTTTCTTATGTTTAAATTTTATCAGTACTTGTACTAAGACATTGGAAGTTGAGAATCAAGTTGTCTGGCGGCCAGGGCCTGATTGGTAAGTACACCGGCTATGGCTCCAGCGGCGGCCCCTGCTAGGCCTCCTGTGACGCCACGGAGGGTCATATTACGTGGCATTTGGGTAGACGCAACAGTGGTCGCTTTCTCGCTCAAAAGTTCAAGTTGCTTAACTTGCGGTGGCCTGGGAGCCGTTACCATGCCAAGCTTGGCGCCCACAACGCCACCAACTGCGGTTGTAACAGTTGGAATAGAAACCGGATAACCAAAAACACGTGCTTCTGGCACACCTTGCAGATTCTCAGAAGTAACTTTTACTGAGCCAAGGAATGCCGGATCGTTATACATAAACTTCATGTAGTTTGTGTAACGTTCTTTTGTTAAGCCTGGAACTTCTTCTCTTGCTTTATCAAATGCAAGTGGCCGCCCCTGGCGACCCAACATGAAACGTTCAAATAATTCAGTAGCGGGATCCAGGGATTTGGTTGGATCGTCTGGGTTTGGTACGTTTTGTTTGTAACCTTGCGGACGACCTAACTCAGAAATGTTAGTCGGATCATACGCACCGCTGAGCGCAAAAGCAGGTGTAACAAAAGAACCAACAATGGCGGCACGTTGGTAGCGATTTAATTGATCTTTTGGATCTATTAATGCGGCACTTGCCTTATCAACTAATGCAATTGGATGGTTTACGCTCCACCAAAGGCTTCTTGTTTCCTGGTTTGCAACATCTCCCAACACACGTGCGGTATAGGCGCCAAGGAAAGCTGCTGGCGTTTCTTTTGCTGTAAT